AGCAACACGTCTTCCTCGAATGCTTTCATCGATCGCTCGATGTCGAAGATGTCGCGCCACTCCTCCGGATACCGCTTGTACTCCATGCCGAAGACAGCGTTTAGTCCTTCTTGCAGTTGTTTGCGAAAGTCCGCTCTGTTCATTGCCATGAGACTTATGCTCCCGCAGATGGCTGACCGCCATATCGGTGCCGATTGATATAACAGCGAGCTTTCGCGAACTGTCCATAATCGTTCTCACTGGCAGACACGGCACGAGCGAGACCAAGCAACCGCACCTGGAAGGTGATGGTCGTGGCTACGCCAGTGTTGTCAATTTGCCAGGCAGATCGGCCTGTAAAGTTATTGCCTGCGCCTGCGACGAGGTTGGCGTTCAAGCCAACATCCGCTTCAATCATGCCTGCCGCGCCATCAACCTGGGCGACAAACTCTTGGAACGGGTCATCGTAAACGAAAGCCTCGATTTCAGTGGCCACTGTGCCAGTGGGCCACCTGGGACGGAACTGTTGCTCCCCATTGGAATCGACGTACTTGACGCCGGCAAAGATACCGACAACTGGGTTGTCGTCACCTGCCGTAGCGAGCGCGATGTTCCGGCCTGTGCCGGTCAGATCAACAGGGTCACCTGAATAGATGTTCTCTGCTAATCCGCTCGCGATCGTGTACGCACCGATTCTCTGAGGAGTTCCGCCGCCCCGATGCCGTACAGGCAGTAAGCCTGACGGTCGATCGACGTTGCTCATTCGGATACCTCCAATCAATCATCATCCGCGACCTCCACTCGTCGAGTCGGAGCCGCAGCCGTAACGGACGAGTGCCTGGTTGCCGTGATCGGGCCGAAGCCTGCCACGTCTTCCCTGGACACTCCCTTCAACTGACGCTCGATTGCCTGGTTCTGTCTCCGCTGTTTGTCAGCGAAAAACTTCTTCCGCTGTGCGTGAACATGCTCAGGCATCTCGCATAGGATCAAGTCCTCTACGCCGATGACTTCCCCGTACTGGTCAACAGAGGTGGTCGGCAGTGAACGGTCAGACACTGATGATGCTTTGACTGGCCTCCACCCCTCTCGAATTGCGTTTCTCAGTCGGGCGGTATCTTTCACGGTTCCCAGACGTATCCGAATGAACCGATTTACATAGCCTTCCCTGGCTGGTGGTGCGTCAAGATCTGAGTGACGCCGCCACTCCGTAACTTCGTTGTCTCCTTCCGTTGCATACAGGTCGTCCGTTTCCCGGTCCATGTTCTCAGTCTCATGGACCTGATCATCTCCGTGCGTGGCTGCCTCCGGCTCGTTCCGTATCTTGCCGGTGGCCTCGTCCTTGCCTTTGCCGCTATCCGTGCGCCGCTTCTCTGCGGCTTTCCTGGCTTGCTCTTTCGGTGTGGCCATGTCGCTCTCCTACGGATTGTTGTCCAGGTACGCTTCAACGTGTTCCGGATTCTCAGGATCCATGCCGAACATCTTCATGTTCGCCACCCTGGCCCTGGTGAGCGTCTTGCCCTTCTTCTTCCGGCTTGCTTTCTTCGTCCTGGATACACCGCCGCGGTCACCTTCCGACACCGGGCTGCGTCTGCGCCGGCCCTTCGCCTTCTTGCGGCGTCGAGTCTTCGCCGGGATGTCACCGAACTCGTCTTCCTCGTCTTCGAGGTCGAGATCGTCATCCTCCTCATCGCGCTCCTCGTCCATGGTCAGCTCGATGACACCTGGATACTTCTTCTCCACCAGGGCCTCCAGGTTCTCGTAGAAGTCATCGTCGGTGGGCTTGTAACCCTTCTTCTGCAAGGCGATGTCCGCCTTACGAACGTAGGCTCGGACGTGTCCGAGGTCTTCGTCATCCCACCAAACCTGTTCTTCCAACCACTGGGCTGCCCTGGGAATGACCTTCGGCTTCTTGCCTTCGTCATCGTCCAGGTCGTCCGGTTCTTCACGCTCCAATTCGCGCTTTTTATCGCGCATGTCCGCGGTTAGCTCGGACATCTCCCTGGTGAGTGAGGCGACTTCCTTGCTATCGCCCTTCTCCATGGCCTGCTCAATGCGAGACTCAATGTCTTCGAGCTTGCCGCTGAACTCGTTGTCCAGCTCGTCGGTCTTCCCTGAGCGTTCCAGCTCTGTGATCCGCTTCTCCAGCTTGGAGATGGTCTCACCGGCCTCTTGCTTGGCCTCCGCGATGGCGCGGTTCGCTTCACGCTTGACGCCGACAATGCGCTTCCGCATCGCCTTTGTCATCTTGCCTGGGCTGTACTCTCCGTCATCGTCGAGTTCAGAGTCCAGGTCGTCATCCGTGTCATCCAACTCCTCGCTGTCATCCGTGGCTTTTGCGTCATCATGACGTTCGGCATCGTCTAAGTCCTCGTCTTCGATGCCAAGCTCGTCGAGTACGTTTCCTGGTATTGGATCCGTGTTCCGTCGCAGATCCTGAAAGTCGTACTCAATCTTGTCCCGTTGCTGACTCGCCATCCGATCGCTCTCCTCTATCGGCAACAGTGCGCTGATAATACTCCGTGCAATGCTCCTGTCAAAGTGACATGCAGTCGAAGAAAATCGGATCGTCTGCAACGCAGATGATCTGCGTGTCAGAGAGGATCACCCAGAGGGTGCCATCCTGCGTCCGAAACTTTTCACCGTCATGCTTTCCGAACTGCACCCAGTCTCCAACTTTGCATTTATGTGCTTGATCTAAATGCAGTTGCGAACGAGTGACAGCCTGGTAGCACAGCGGACCCATCGACCGAACCATTCCTACATAGCTACTGAACTCACGATCGTCCAGGTACTCCTGGGGCACCGCGATTCCACCTGGCGTCATGTCAGGTGGCATCGGAATCTGCACCGCGATGCGCCACAGATCGATCTGCCCTGGGTAGTTCCTCGCTTCAAACGTGTCCAATAATGTTGGCACATCTAGTGCCGCTCTGGCTTCCGCTTCAGAGTTCATCCAAGTCCTCCTCTCCCTCAACTTGCGCCAGGAAGTCCTTGGTGATGCCCTGGATCCAGCGTAGCTCGACGTTCTTGCCGACGAGCTTCATGTACTGGTCATGGCCACCGCCCTTGTCCATCTGCGCGTGATTTTCCTCCACCCGCTCCTGGCTCCGCTTGAGGATGAGTTCTGCCATCCGAAGTGCAGACATACATCCTCCTCAGTGATTAGGCTCCGCCTGTACCAGTCTCCTGGTGCTTGCCCATCGCTCCGCGAGCTTTCGGCTCAACTTTGCCGGTGCCCATGGTGCCCTTCGCAGGGCCTGAATCGCCACCCTTCTTCTTGATGTGGCGCTGTCCGGTCGGCTTCTTCTTGCCTTCCATCTTCATCAGTAGCTTCCCTTCGATCCACCACTTTCCTTGCCGGATCCAGTGCGCTGGTGTTTGCCCATCGCTCCAGAGATGTGGTGTTGGCCGCCACTACCAGGCTTGCCAGCTTGCTTCGCTGACCTGCCGGCAGTCTTGTCGGCCTTCGGCTTTGGGTACGTCAGATAGTCTGTCATGACAGATCTCCTCAGCTTGCGATGATCTTACGGTCTCATCGCTTAACCTGTTTTCTCAGCTTCGGCAGCCGCCAGGATCGCTCCCTGACGGAACTGCGCTTGCCCTTGGCCACCGGAGTATAGCCTGGAGATCAGCCGTAGCAACTCTGCGAATCCCATATTGAGTTCCTTGGCTGCATTGGCGAACTTGCGCGGCGGTATGTCCTGGGCAGTCGCTCCGTGTCGGAACAACCAGGACCGCGCTGCGCGGATCTCCTTCGGCGTTGCCAGTGGCTTGGCCATCTACGTCTTCTTCGCTGGTTTCTTCTTGCGTTTCCTACTGGTCCCACTCTTGGGTGCGCTTACCGGACCACCGAACGTGGCCTTGGCGCGAGCTAACCTGTCCTGGCGGCGAACTTCGGCTCTCGATTCTCTGTCCTCGCGTTTCATCTCAGCGGTGGACTCTTTGTCTTTGCGCTCGATCTCCTTGTCGGATTCCGTGTCTTTGCGCTTGGCCTCCGAAATAGACTCGACCATCTTCCTGGCGATCGCAGCCTGTGACTGCGCCCTGTCGCGCTGCATCTTACTGATGGCCTCAGCGTCACGCTCATCCTCGATGCGCTGCTGTTCTTCCTGCTCGGCCTGTTCTTCAGGCGACGGTGCAGGCGGTGGCGGTGGCCTGAGCTTCCTGGCCACAGCCTGGCTGATGAGCTGTTCGAGTTCGTCGGGCAGCGCCTCGTTATCTTCTGGATTCGCCAGGTCGATGAACGGCAGTTGCGTACCCAGTTGGGCCTCGACCTGCTGTCGATAGATGTACGCCTTGTGTTCCATGATGTGCGACTGAACCACCGGCTCCAGGTTGGCCACGATCTCTGGATTCGAGGCCGCCTGCTCCGCTGCGAAGTTCATGTGAACGGCGATGTGCGCCTCGTGATCCTGGTTCGGATACACCGTGGCTCCGCCACCGATCATGAAGCCCATGTTCTCGCTCACCGGATCCAGCGGAGCGTCCTTGTCCTCCGGCATGATCTGGTCAACGTCTGGGACACGTAGCGCCTGGAGCATGCGCCGATGCACGATCTTCCTGGTCTTCTCCGAGTACAGCCCTGGGTCTGAGTTGATCAGCTCCATCACCGCCTGGTTCTGCGCGATGCGCTGCGTCGATGACCAGATGTTCGGATCCGAGACCGGGATGATGTCCACCCGGCCATCGAAGTCCTGCTTGAAGATGCTGCGCTCCTCGCCCTGCACCTCGTAGGGATACTCGTCCACGTCCATGAACTCGTAGTTCAACGTGGACATCATCTTGAACTCCTGGCGAGCCGAGATGTGCATGCGCTTGTGGATGCCGGAGAAGACCTTCGACCCCTGCTCAATCAACGCAAGGGTGGTGCCAACAGGCCCGGTGTTGCTGGCCTCGCCCACCATGTTCTCAGTGGTAGTGGCGAATCGCCGGCCTTCATCGACCAGGGTCTGCACGAGGTTGGCAAGAGCAGTCGATGGCTCTTTGACCGGCAGGTTGAAGAACGCTTTCTCCAGCTCCTCCGCGGACATATCGACATCGATCCACTCGCCAGGAGTGAAGCGTATCTCCCCGGCGATCTTCGCTTCCTTGGACTTGAAGCCACCTTGTAAGTTTGCCACTGCGGCACTATCGAGCAGGGCACGGATGCCGCCGCTGACTGCCTTGGCCAGTGAGCCAATTATGTGTAGAAGCCCAAAGCCGTAGAAGCCAAGACCGGGGAGATACTTGTAGTGGGTGAACCAGATCCGCTTCTTCATCAGCGGATCGTCATGCTTCCAGTTGCGGCGGACAGCCATGACTTCACGGCTCTCAGCCTCGACCGTGATGATGTACGGAGGCGCTATGTCCTCGTCATCGTCCCACGGCATGCGGTAGTCGATGTGGTACTCCAGCATCGTGTAGATCGTGTCATCGTAGTGCTGCTGCGGTGACCGATCATCCGCAATGTCCTCCATGTCGTACCTGGAGAAGCTGGTGTTCTTGTCCACGATGATCTGCGGCGTGGGCAGCAGTCTCGCGTCCTCAATGAAGGATCCCGCCTCCTGGGCGCGGTACACATCGTTCTCCGGCATCTCGTACTTGTGGCAGTACCGAGGAGCGTTCGCCAGGGTCCGCGCATGATACGGAACAACGAAGTCTTCGGCTGTCACAAACCTGGAGGTTGTCATGCCAGTGATGGGATCGATATAGACCTTCTTGAACGCAGAGCCGCTCAGGGGGAGATAGAACAGCATCTGGTCCGTGGACCAGTAGTACTCCTCGTCGGCCTCCGTGAGTTGATAGTTCATGTAGTCCGCGAGGCGTTCGCCCTGCTGGACCTTCTCGTCGGTCGCTTCTCCCATGATGTAGGACTTCACTGGCCCAGCAGGCGGGAAGAACTCCTCGATCGCTCGTGCCTGGAATTGTGTCGTGGCTTCAGCGATGAGTGGGTGCTGGACTGTAGCTGCACCCTTGAACGGTACGTCAGAGGCTGGCTCGTCGGTCAGGCCCATGAGCCTGAGACCATCGGTCAACCTGTCGAAGTGTTCTTCGCGGACCTGCTCATCGATCTCGTAGTACTCGATCAGCTCGTCCGCGATGCCCATGCGTTCCTGGGGAGACAGCTCCTCGGCCAGGTTGTCGTTCCAACCTTCCGGCGAGGTGTCGTAGTGATCAACGTCAGCGTACTCAGCGATCTCGCCTTTCGGGAGGACGGTGATGGTTCCATCGTCATTGTGAGTGATGACGTTCTTCTCGGTCACCTGCTCGGTGTCCGTGAAGGTCGGCATCGGCTTCATGGTCGATAGGAGATCTTCTCGTGCTACTGCCATCGCTCTCTCCGTGTTGTCCGCATTGTACTCATGATTCCGGCCAGACGACAAAACCATCAGGCAAGTGGGCCGGAGCGGCAGGTAGTCGCCACGCTGCTCGAAGGGTGCCGCTGTCATTCCCCGTACACCTGAGCTGCATCACTGCGCCGGCTGCTGTCCAGGCTGCGTTGATCGCTGCGCCACCTGCTCCGGTCGCTGGATCGCCATTCGTCCAGGTGCCGTTGCCTCCGTTCCAGAACAGCCCGGCCACAAAATCGACAGCGAGCATGATGCGGTCACCGATCTCTGAGTCGAAGCCGTAGTTCGAGTTGACGCCATCCAGGCCACGAGATGCGTTCATACCCAGGCCGACTCCACCGACTGCTGTGCCCATCTCGATGACAGCAGTACTGTCCAGGACGATGCCCAGCTTGACCGCTTGAGAGGTTCGCCGCTCAACGATGATGCCTTCAACGTAGATCTTGTCGTGCGCTGCATCGCGGATGTCATCACCAGTGTCGAGATCGACCGAATGAACGGCATGCGCGGTGCTGCTGTGCCCAGTGGTCACGCCTGTCACCTGGGTATTGCCGACTCCGTAGAGATAGGCCGGCGTACCGAGTTCCTTGGCTGGATCCCAGGCTCCCTGGGTGACAGCAGGAACACTGCCGACTCCCAGGCCACCGAGACCCAACACGTCCCAGGCCAGCTTGCCCCTGGCGTCAATGCAGCCGGTGTCGATGGACAGGCTCATGGGAGGTAGCTCGCAAATTCCAGGCCAGGCGCTCCATTCTCATCGTTGTTGATGATCAGCTCGCTGCCATCCGGCCTCATGTAGAACTGGGCAACGACCGTGAATCCTGCCGGCGTTCCGAGGTCGGCAGTGCTGTCGGCCAGGACCCTGGTCGTGATGTCGTTGTCGGTGATGTCGTACTCGCGGAGGATGTCTGTGCCGCGGTTCATCGCATAGAGCTTGTTGCCTTGTCCGTGCAGGTACAGGCCATTCACTGAGCTGGCTTCCGCCTGCGCCTGCTGGTTGCCCTGTGCAAGAGTTGAAGGATCGAATGCCGCGGACATGGTGGACTCACTCCACAGCGTACTGTCGCCGTTGCCTGTTACGGTGAGCGAGCCATCCGCGGCCACGGTGATGCCTTGGAGGCCATCGTTATCCTGGGAGTTGAAGAAGGTCGCGGATCCCAGCGTCGTGATGTCCCAGGCTGTGCCCAGGGTGTAAACCTGGAAGCCGGTGGACTGGGTGCAGCCGAAGAACACCGTGCCATCCGGAGAGAACTGCATGCCCTGGAAACCCATACTCGTCAAGACCACGGTCTGCACGAATGTCGCAGAGCTGAGATCCCAGGCTGGCGACAACGACCACTCGGTCAGCCCGGTGCCAAAGCCTGTGAATAGCTGGAGACCATCAGGGTTGATCCAGAATGCCGCGCAATCCGTGACGCCGCCACCTGAGATGGTTTCTTCCTGGCTCAGGGTGCTGTAGTCAGAGATCGGTGCGAAGGCAGGGAAAACGTCAACGCCGGCTTCGCCCAGGACTGGGAATCCGGCGAGGCCAGTAGCACCGAGGATGCTGGCCAGAGTTGGATCGCTCACAGCCGCAACGCGGGTCGATAACGACATCATCACTCCGTTGGCGGCGAAGTTGGTGCAGTCTAGCTTATTTCTTCCGTTTGCGCTGCGCTCGTCTGGAGGCTTTCGCGATCTTGTCCTTCTTGCGCCGACGAGCTTTGTTCTTCTCCAACCAGGTGGCGTTGATCGATCCTCCAGCCCTGGTCTGGTTCCTGGACTTGTTGCTGCCCTGATGGGCCATCAGCAGGCTACTGCTTTAGCCTCATCGATGACACCCTCTCCCTGGTACTCGTGCAGCTCGCTGTTGTCCAGGTCGCCAGTCTCGCAGTAAACCAGGTTTCCTGACTCGATGTGCTTGTAGATTTTCACAGACACCTTCGCGCAGCCAACCAGCAACACCAGCGCCATCGCGATTGCAACGGCCCTCATCCTGACACCTTGGCCTTGACTGCCTGGTAGGCAGCCTTCGCCTGGCGAACAATCCATCCACCGACCAGGCTGAGCCTGGGGAAGAAGTTGCTCAGTACCAGCGCCAGCACGAAGCCGACCGATACGTCCCATAGTTGAAGATCAAACATGATAGTCCTCCTCAGAGGCGGCAATCGAATCCTACATCATGCGCCGTAGAATTTCCTCGGCTGAGCGAACAGCGACAGCTCGTCATCCTTCTCATCGTCAGGCAGGGACATCAGGCCCATGCGCCGGATGTAGCCCAGCAGCATGACAACGCAGTCCACCAGGTCATCGTACTCACCGACCGGGAACGAGGCGCACTGGTTGATGACCTCGTAGGCCCAGTTCCTGGGGATGTACCAGAGCCGGCCATCCTTCAAGATCTGCGCGACCATGTGCGCTCGGAACACTTTGTCCTTGGTGCCTGGATTCACAGCGCGAGTGCTGACGCCGGCCTTACGCAGCTCCTGGCGTAGCGAGTGACCGCTGGCCTTCTTCTCGATCAGCGTCCAGTCAGGCGCGTACTCGGTGTTGTGCGCCACTGCTTCGGTCTTCAGATCCGGGAACTCCACCTTGTCGTTGAACCGCTCGATCAGCAGCGCATGGACCTCGGTGTCGATCTCGCGGCCTGACGGTGAGTACTCGAACAGCCCGGCTGTGATCCTGGCGGAGCAGTCGTTCTCCTCGTCGGTCTCGAAGGCAGTGTCGTACACGCTGATGATCTCGAAGAACTCTGGGTACGGCATCGGCTTGCCGGCGTCCGGATGATCCTGCGGGAAGCACCACTGCTGCCACCACTTCTTCTTCAGGATCAGGCCGCCACCGGATGTCGGATCCTGCTGGAACTGCGCTGAGTAGTCCCTGACTGACATGGCCTTGCGCTCGGCCTTGACCTCCTCGGTGCCGAACCGCTGCTCATTCAGCAGCTCGCCCTTCTCCGTGCGTGGATCCTCGAACACGGCACCGCGCTCTGTCTGGTGCCCTCGGCCCTCATTGAAGAACGTGATGC